AAAGCTTCTATTAAACTTATAGATATGACATATACAGTCGTTCTGAACGATGAGAAGCAAAATGGTATCCAGAAGGCCCCACCTGAGGAAAGCTCAGACAAGAAGCCAACTGGTAAAGTCATCTCACTGAGTATGACCTAGGGTTAGTTTTCTTAGAAGTCTGAGGAGAGGTAGCTGACTGCATAAGCAGCCCTGCAGCTACGTTTATGGGGCATGGAAGAGTGGCCATCATAAAATTCAAAACACGAAAGGGAGTCCTTCATTGAGGGTCTCCCTTTTTGCATTTCTAAATATCATATCAAATATCATACCAAAATGTCAAACAAAATCAAATACATAGTTAAGCTTAAAGGGCTTAACCCTATGACTGTTGAAGCAGAACGTGCCCAAGCAGACGGAGCACTGATCCACTTTACTAACGCACCTAATGAAGAAGGTAAGTGTGCATCACTTCTAGCAGTTAATGTCGAATCCCTAGAATACTTCGGCCCAGAAGGGCACTTCGAGGTAGCAAACAAGAGGTAACCTAGATGTCTGAAGAAGTTCAAACGTTGGGCCCAGCCTCAGCCAAGCAAGAAATGATTTTAAACAGTGACGCTCAGATATGTATTATCGGCGGAGCTGCAGGATCGGGGAAATCCTACCTTCTCCAAATGTTACCCCTGAGGTATATAGATGATAGTAAAACAACTATCATCATGTTTAGGCGAACCACCCCCCAGATAAAGGGGCAGGGCGGTATATTCGATACCGCTTTCAATATGTACAATGAGTTAGATGACTCTATTAGGCCAACTTTCAGGTCGAATGACCTAACTTGTCGTTTTCCAAGTGGCGCTTCTATGAAGTGGCAGCATAAGATTAATGTGCCTTCACATAGTAATATGTGTCGAAAACTTATTTAATTGCTGGGAAGTCTCATATTTGTGAGATTATCAGCAGCGAAGTACTAATCAAGATAAACTGAAACAAATGGAGTAAGTTATGAAAAACCTAGAACATATAGGATACCCAGAGTATTGCGTAACTAGTGATGGTAAGGTGTTCTCAATATTGTCCAATAGATTTCTAACGTTACATCTAAAAAGTGACGGATACGTAACTGTTGGATTGAAAAGGAAAACATTCTATGTTCATCGACTAGTGATTCTAGCCTATAGTCCCGTAGATGATTATGAGAGTCTTCAAGTCAATCACAAAGATGGTGACAAATCTAATAATAGATGGTCTAATCTTGAGTGGTCAACCCCCCAAGAAAACAGCCTACATGCAGTAAGAACAGGACTAAATCCAAAAAGAAACTTGACGGATGAACAAGTCCACTCAATCTGCAAGATGTTGGAAGATGGGGTTAAGACTAGTGAAATAGCGGAAGTGTTCAACTGCCCCACAAGTACCGTAGGTGCAATAAAGAGCGGGCAGAACTTTAAGTATATCTCACAAGAGTATAACTGGAGTTCCCGTAGTAGATCTAAGAGCCTGACGATTACGAAGGTTAACGCTATATGCAAAAAGTTCTCTGAGGGTTTTTCAACAAAGGAAGTAGCTACTCTGTTTAACTGCAGATATGCAGTGGTTTCAGATATAAGAGCGAGAAGAACGTTTAAGCACTTCACATCCCACCTTGATTGGTAAACGTTCAACGACTATCCCGTAAGGGAGTACACCACAAGCTTATGGTGGTGGAAAAGGTAAGAGTCCTATATTGGGATTATGATATAGTCTAATCTACACGGTGACGTGTAGCAGCCCTACAATGGGCGGCATATAGGGTTGCGCCTATGTGTGAATATAATGATGGAATACGAAAAAGATAAGCTAAATATTCAGGGTCTCCAGTATACCTTTATAGGTGTAGATGAGGCTTGCCAGTTCGAATGGTCACAGCTTGAATATATGATGTCTCGTCTCCGTTCAGAATCTGAATATCCTTCCCGTATGGTTATGTCATGTAACCCTGATAGTGATCATAAGATCAGAGAGTTGATCGATTGGCACCTTGATGATGAAGGTTATCCGATTCCTGAGAGGGATGGTGTAGTTCGTTATTTTATCAGACGTGAAGGTGACTTCTTTTGGGGTGAGACCCGTCAGGAGTTAGCTGAAAGGTTTGATATACCTGAAGAGGATTGGGAAGCAGCTATCCTTAGTTTCACATTCATCTCTGCGACTATCTACGATAATCCGCCGATGATGAAGAACAACCCTGAGTACAAAGCTTTCCTAGAAGGTCTAGGCCCTGTAGATAAAGCTCAGCTACTTCATGGTAACTGGAACGTAAGAGCTGAAGGAGCTAATTACTTCAGACGTGAGAACATGGTTAAAGTCCCTAACATTCCTTTCAATGCCGTATGGGCACGAGGATGGGATAAGGCTTCACAAGAACCTACCACTCAAGAGAAACATCCTGACTTCACAGCTTGTGCTAAATTAGGTAAATGCCCTGATGGGTTCTACTACTTAGTTGGTGACCACGTTGAATCTAACACTGAGAAGGGTCGTGAAGAGTATGGAAGATTCAGAAAGCGCCCCGGTGAGAGGGATAAGATCATAGCTCAGCAAGGCCATTACGATGGTGAAGATTGTGCTATAGTCCTTCCGATTGACCCCGGTGCAGCTGGTAAGGTTGAGTTCGCAGAGTCTGCTAAGAAACTCCTAGCTGAGGGTTTAAGACCTAAACAAGATCCAGTCCCTAATACCCAAAACAAACTATCAAGGTTTGAGCCTTTCGCAAGTGCTGTTGAGGCTGGGTTGGTTCGTGTAGTTGAAAGCACCTTTAAGAACAAACAATCCCTCAATAAGCTCTACGATGAGCTTGAGAAGTTTGACGGTGAACGAAGTACGCGCACTAAGAAAGATGATTGGGTGGATGCTATGGCTAGTGCATTCAATTACCTGACACAGGCCCGGAGTATACGGGTTGTTAAACGAAATCAAAAACGAAGTGACACCTATGCTAAGGATGTTATTTCTAAGAACAAAGTTGAGAGGAGCTAAGTATGAGTAAACCTACTCGTTTAGTTATTGAAAATAAAGGCGTTGGTGCTATCCATGAACGTCAGTTCTTTCTAGATATTCAAGCCGCTATCCTTGATGGGTACCGTATTAGTGAGAGCACAAAACGTATCGATGCAACTATGAGAAACTACATGGGGTTCATGGGCAGGGCTGTTCTAGTTCTTCCTGAAGATGCTCAAGTAGAAGAGACTTCCGTGGAAACACCTGAAGTTGAGACTCCTGTAGCTGAGGCTCCCTCAGTTGAAGAGAAAGTCGAAGAAGTGGTTGAGGCCCCTGCAGAGGAAGCACCCCAGTCTAAACTAGGCTCCCTTAAGAAGAAGGATGATCTTCTAGCCTATGCCGAGGAGCTGGGTGTAGAGGTTCCTGAGAATGTTAAGGCCCCGATGAAGATCAAAAAGATCATCAGAGAGTCTGGTAAAGTTTAATAAGAGGTAGCTGATGTCAGAAGATATCAATAAAGCTGAAACCTCTGGAAGCAAAACTGTGGTTAGGCCTATCACCAATCGTGAGAAAGGCCAGCCACGAATAGTAACAAGTGGTAGGTTCATTCAGGATACACGTAGAACTGAACTTACTATGCCACGTAGACTCTGTACTTTCGATAATATGATGGCTGACGATGCAGTGTTTAACTCTGTAGACGTTACTAATCTACCAGTGCTTATGGCACTCTCAGGTGGGAAGTTTGTTTCCAATAGTGGATCAGCAATAAGTGAGGAAGTTGCTAAGTTCCTTAACTACAATATTCGCAATTTGAGTTCTGGCACTTGGCTTCAGGCTATTAATAACCTAAACACAGATATCGTTTACGGTTTCTCCCTTCTGAATATTGTTACAGAAAAACGTAACTCAGGGCCTTACAAAGGCTTCAGAGTTCTTAAGAAATTAGCACCAAGAGATCAGAAGTCCGTTTACGGATGGGTCTGGGATAAAGAGTTTCGTGAGGTTATCGGTTTTGTTCAAAAGCCAAACCTTAAGAAAAATAGAAATCCTAAGATGACTGATTTCGCTCAGGGATTAACAAGCTTAGATACAGCAGCCCTGCAGCAAGCTAATTACCCATTTATCAAGTCAGAACAATTACTCCACAGCGTTTACAATCCTACCAATAATAACCCTCAAGGTGATTCTCCCCTTATGCATTGCTACGATGCTTGGTTAGAGAAGAAGCTTATTGAGAAGTATGAAGTTGTAGGTGTCAGTAAAGACCTCGGTGGTGCTCTAGTGCTTAGAGTTCCTTCCCAGCTGATTGAGAGAGCTAATGACCCGGGCACATA